GACCTCCGTATTTTTTGAGCATCTCGACGCCAGAATGACCGGTGACGGCTTTCACCATCTCGTCGTCGCATCCGGCTAGGTAGAGTTCGATTGTCGCGTTCTTGCGCAGCCCGTGGGTGACGTACTTCGCCGCCTCGGGGTGCTGCATTGTTGCCTTCACCTTGCGCATTTCCTCGGCAACCGTCCGATAGCGCACAGGGCGTCCGCTCTTGTCGGTGATGACCGTCAGGCCCTTTTTCTCGACCGCGCCCAGGTGCGCCTTGAGACGGTCCGTCAGGGGTATCCACAACGGCTTGTCGGTCTTGCCTTGGGTGAAGTCATAGGCACCGTCCTTGATATGGCCCCAGCGGATTTTCAGGACGTCCCCGATCCGCTGGCCAGTGCCGATGCACAGTTCATAGACCAGCCGCGCGCGGGGCGTTGCCACGGCTTCAAATTCGGCCCGCACATCATCGGGCCACGGTTCCCAGCCGTCGCTTTCCTGTTTGAAAAGGGGAATGCCCTTAGCCGGGTTGCCGTGCTCTTTCTTGAGGAAGCCGATCAGCCGCGCATGGTTCATCAGGACCACCATGACTTGCACCAGATAGTTCGCTTGCCGCCAGCGCTCGGCATTGGCGCGGTGCAGTTCATAGACGTGGTGCGGCTCGATCTTGGCAGGGTCTTTCGTGCCCCAGATCGCGCGGATATGGCCGATGTATTTGCGGTAATCGGCCTTGGTGCGCGGCTTCAATTTCTTGAACGCATCGCTTTCATAGTAGCTTAGAATCAGCGCCTCGAAGTTGCGCTTGGCCGGGACAGGTTCGCGGCCCTTGAGCAACCGGTTGTAATGATCCCAAAACTCGGGCGTTCCCGGTTCCTCTTTCATCATCACCGCTTGACCGCGCGACCGGCGGATGAACCGGATATAGCCCCGATCCTCATAGACGTATTTGGGCAGGCCCTTCTTGGTCATTTGCCCATCCTCAGATCGCTCGCCAGAAAGTCATCGCCGCCGTCAGGATCAACCATCGAAGCGTCGATAACTGTTGTGCCATCGGGCTTGAGTTCAAACCGCGCGCGCGCCCACCCGCCTTCCCGTGCCGCTTGGATCAGAGCAACCGCATTCTGGCGGGCTTGGGTTTGGGGGCGCGGTTCTTTAGCCATCGTCGCCATCCACGCGCACCACGTAGGGGTCAATAAGAGCCTTCACTTGTGCCGGGACGATCTCGCCTGTTGGCATATGCGGATCGCTTTCAAGATCGTCCTCAATCTCTTCCCACGGCTTCCCGTCGCGCCGTTCGCAGTAGAACGGAACGTAAAGCTGCATCAGTTCTGCGCTTGCCAGTCCCCGCGATTGCCGAATGCCGAATAACTCGCCCCGGTCATATGCCTTTTGCGCGTCCGTCCGTTCGGTGTCACGAAAGACAGCGCCGCACTTGCTGCCCCCGCTGGAAAACTCAATCGTCGCGCGGCGGGCGTTCTCATTCACCTCGACGTAGGGTGAGTGGCTGAATGGATCGTCGGTTTCCAGATCGGCCGCGAACAGATTGGTTAGCACCTGTTCCAGCGTTGCCCCTTCCTCGATTCCCAGCCCGCTCGGGAATGGCCCCTTGGATTCGGACGGCTGGAACGTGAGGGTGCGGAAACGCTCTAGCCGATCAACAGCCCGCGCGGGCTTGTCCGTCGCCAAGAGCGCAATCGTCATGCGTGCCGCGTCGGTCGGTTCCATATGGGGCGCGTGCCGCCCCCGCCCGCCACTTGTCAGCAGGCCAGCCTCTTTCAGCAGACGCGCAAAGAGGGTCACGGTTTTCCCCTCAACCCTGTAGGCGCTTGCGACGATCTCTATGAATGCAGCCGATTTCATAGTCCAGTGTGTAACACGCTTTCGACGTTGCCGCAAGCGCCAATGCGTGTTACGCACTGGAAGCCCGCCAAGAGCGGGTGCAACCGAAAGGCTACCCAATGAAATGGAACGTCAGGGCGTTCATCGACAATCCCGGCGGGGCTTACGATCCGGCACCGCTTCACGAATTTGACGCCGAAACTGAAGGTTTTATCCCGATAAACGGGGACTATCTCCGCTGGGATGAAACCGGCTCGACCTACAAGGTTATTGCCCGCCACTTCGATTACTCGGCGGGCCGATGCGCCCTTGAGGTTGAAGAAACCGAACCGCGTTGGCGATTCGGCTGATCTCAGAAGGTGGCGCGGTCAACGATTTCGCGCCACCTTGTAGCTATCGCGGATCATGCCTCGCACATCACCCAGGAATATCCAGTCCAGCGATGCCCCGAAACGAACACAGAAATTCAGCAGTTCGGGCGCGGGTGATCCATCGTCGGACAATAGCCGGTTCGGGGGCTGCACCCCGATTGTGTCGGCATAGAAATGCATCCGCGCTTCGGCTTCGGTGTAGTTGATGCTCATACCTCATTCCCCCAATCGACCAGCCGCAGAGCGTCGGACGGATCAACGCCCGCCTCTTTCGCTTGTGCCAGGGCACCCACAATCGCCGTGATCGCCCGCGCCCTGCCCCCTGCATCGAAGGCTTGAAGGGGCCGCATCACGTCCAGCGTAACCGCCGATCCCAGCTTGTCCGTCGCTTCCTCGGCAATGCCCGTGGCGATAGGTTGCAGCACCCATTGCGCCAGATGCCGTTGCGCCTCCCTGACCATCGGCCCAGTTGTGGCGGGTGCCGTCAGACCGGGCAGGACGCCAAAGGTCATGTTGATCGCATCCCGCGCCGCCGCCAGCGTCTCGCGCGTCATGGCTTTCGACAGGTCCGGGGAAAGATCGTGGGGCTTCCAATCCTGCATCGGGGCCGGTCCGCCCGCCGCCGCCACGTTGACGGATTCGCGGATCAGCACCTTGCCCCGGTTGCCCCGGAACCCGCGCGCCATCGCTTCCAGGTCGGTTTGCGGTGCCTCGGGGAACGGGACGATCTGACTGGCCAGCGGGGCCGTCTCATAGACCTCGGCAAGCGCCGTCTCGACCGCGTTCAACAGCCCCGCCGTCAGTTGCGCCCGCTTGAGCGGGGCCGTGCCATAGTAAGGGGCGGACACGTCGCACCCGATCCGAAAGTGCAAGACCTCAGCCGCCAGCGCGGTTTCAGACCGTCCACCGCCCGCCTCGGATACCGACACGCGGTAAGCCGTGGGGCGTCCATCGCGGGTTTTCAGATCCCAATCGGAACACGGCACAAGCCCCGCGTCACGGATCAGGAAAAGCGACTCGCCCCGCAAGGCCAGCGACCGCGCGCAGAGCGTCAGGGACCGCCGGTCCAGTAGATCGGTGCCCGACACATCGGCAAGCCCTAGACCGCCTTCCCAGAGCGTCACAGCGCCTTGCGCCGTGGCCGTCAATTCGGCAATGCCGCGCCGCCCGCTGATATAGCTTTCGCGCGCCGCCATGATCTCAGCCGTGAAGCCCGATCCGCTGGACCGGGTTTCCTCAGCCGTCTTTCGCTTGAATGGCCACATGCTCAGGCCCTCCTTTTGTAAGGCCGCAGCAGGTCCGCCGCGCCGCTCAATTCCATTGCGCGCGCCACCCAGGCCGGATTGCGCTGATAGCTTTCCTCGATCGCGCCACCCATGTTGACGGAATAGCTGGACACGCCCGCCCGATCCGTCGCGTCCGTCAGGTATTCGGCAAGCCGCCGGAACGCCTCGGAGACAGCCGCAGGCACGTCACCACCCCCCACGTCCGCCGTGATCCGATAGGGGCCGTCGCCGGGCAGATCATAGCCGCCCCAGGGGGACGCCGCCGGGGTGCATTCCACCCATGCGCCGCTTTCCCAGACCTCGACCGTGTTCAGGGTGGACGGCTGCAAAGGGGCTTCCCATGCGCCTTCCCCCTCGACCGTCCAGACCACTTCCCGCACCGTCCAGCGCATCCGGCAATAAGCCTCGATCCGTTGCCAGAGCGCCGCTTGATCCAGCGTTGCCGCCGGAACGCTCAGGCCCGTGACGTTCGGATAGCTGGCCGGGATTGCCTCGACCTCTTTCAATGTCGCCGCCATGTCAGAGCCTCCACCTGTTGAGCGCATGGGCAAGCGTCCGGTCCTCGACCGCCGCGCATGGCGTCCAGTTGCGCGCCTCGATCTGCGCTTGGGGATAGGCGGGTTTCGTCACGGCGCTGATCTCGATCAGGTCCGCAGAGCGCACCACCCGCAACAGCCCGTCGCTATCGCGCCTCACCAGATCGCCGCCGTCCGTCACGCGAAAGCCGGGGCTGATCCCGCCCACAAGCCCCGCCGCAAGGGTGCCCAGGAAGTCGGTGACATAGCCCACGCCGCGCATTTCCGGGGCAATCGTCGCCTCGAAAGTCAGGGCGTCATCGCCGTCCCTGATCTCAAGGCTTCCCGCCGCCCGCGATGCAAGCGGACGGTCGAAGTCGTGATGCACCAGCAAGTGAACGTCACCGCCAGCCGCAACCGATGCCCCGAAAGCCCGTGCCTCGAATACTTCCCGCCGCCGTTCCCGACCGCCTTGCAAGACAGTCGGGACGGCATACGGGAACCGGCCCCGCAGGACGGTTGCCCCGTCCGCAGAGGTGCGGACCTCAAGCCCGCCTTTGGAACCGGCCCAGAGCATCACTGAATGCCCGTCAGGATGCGGGTTTGCACCGCGCGGGAAATGGTAACGTCCATCGTGGCCAGCGCCGTGAGCCGCAGCCCGCCCGATTGCGCATCCGAATACGGATCGCGGATCAGGTCGATTGCGCCCCACGTCCCCACGAAGAACGGGGGAACACCGCCCGCCGTGGTTGTCAGGACCGCGCTTGTCGCCGCCGGATCGCCGGTCGGATCGGCAAGGGCGTTATGGCTCATCGTGACGTTGCCCAGGGCACCCGTCAGACGATCCCATTCCGTGATGCCGCTGCCCGCGTCCCAGATGTCCGCGTCCATCGTGTCCCAGACCTCGGGACGGATCAGCAGCCGCACATCGCCGGGGCCGGTTGCCGCGTTGCCGGTGATGAAGCTGACCACCTCAGAGCGGAACGCCCCCCAGGTCGGGG